TGCAGGGACCATATTGTATGGTAGATTCACTTCTATCACTACAGGAGTTGGCATTACATTAGTAGCATATAACGGTTAATCATGCCTAAATTCGGAAAAAAATCCCGCGAGCAATTGGCTACGTGCCATCCTGACCTTCAAAAGTTATTCAACGAAGTTATAAAACACGTTGATTGTTCTGTGTTAGAAGGACACAGAGGTAAAGAAAGGCAGAATAAGGCATATGACGAAGGAAAGAGCAAGGTTCGTTTCCCTAATGGTAGGCATAATACTAGTCCTAGCATCGCTGTTGACGTCACACCTTACCCTATTCGATGGTCTGACCGTGAAAGACAAACTCTCTTTGCAGGGTTTTGCATTGGGATGGCTAATAGGATGGGTATACAAATTCGGTGGGGTGGAGACTGGGATTCGGATTTCGAAGTAAATGATAATAAATTTGATGATTTCCCACACTTTGAGCTAAGGAATGTATCAGATAACGATTAATCACCGTGGAGGTGAGAAAACAAGAACTTACTCCATTTATCGTAAGGATGAAGCGGATGAGGAAGGAATACGCTATTTACATTGGAAGAAGGCAGAAATAGGCGAATATGCCTTATCTGACGATGGATATGTAGCAAAAGTGATAAATAAAGCTGAATACCCCGGCAATAGGGGTTTTAGCAATATTTACATTAGATTCCCTTGGGGTTATACTTTTTACAATACACAGTATCCAACAAGGAAACTTAACGCAAAAGGCCGTAAAACTAATACAACCCTCTCAGGGAAGCCTTATACTGAAGTTAAGATGAAATCAGAGAAGTATCGAAACTTTGCAATGACTTATGCAATGTGTAATATGGAGGCTGATTTAGCTATAGATATATGTTTCGGAGCAGTAGATGATAGAGAAAGACGTAAATATCGCCGAACAATTAGAACGGAGGCTTTTAAAAATATGGTAAGAGAAGAACTACAGTCCCTCTTAAAGAGCCATGGAATGACAGAAGATTATACTTTAGACCTTTTAGAACAAACTATTGTTAAAGCAAAGGATAAAGGTGATATAACTAACCTTATGAGAGCTATAGAGAATTTACAAGATATGCATGGTATGAAAGATAAACATCTCGTTAAGACTACAGATAAGCTAGAAGCTACTAGTTCTGTAACTCTTATTGATGAATTAAGAGAGGAGGAGAGGAAACTTGTTGCTACGCGTACCACTCTGGAAGAGAATACAGAGGATGATAAAGAGGAAAAGGAAGAATAATTGGATTATGAAGAAAAATATGCTCAGCAACAAGCGCTAAAGAAGCTTTATAACAATATGGGTTTGTTTGGAAGATACTGTTTTCCAACAGCTCTCAACAAGGACACCCCTCCATTTCACGTAGATTTATATGCATCTTTAAGGGATGAGTCAAAAAGGCGTGTGGCAATAGCTGCACCCCGTGGTACAGCTAAAAGTACAACGACTTCTTTAATCTTCCCTTTGCATAAGGTGGCATTTAAGAAGAGTGATGAAGATTTATTTATCGTAATCATCTCTGAATCACAGGCTCAATCCATAAATTTCTTGAGCCGTATTAAATACCACCTTTCCATGTCACAACAATTTAGGGATATATTTGGAGATTTTGGACCTTCTACAGCCAGACGTTGGACTAACAATGATGTTATACTCTCAAACGGAACACGTATTATTGCAGTGGGGACTGGACAGAGAGTTAGAGGGTTCATTGAAGGAGATACCCGTCCTAATCTAATAATAGTGGACGATTTTGAATCTGAATTAAACGCGGCAACCTTAGAGGCTCGGGCTAAAAATCGTAAATGGATGACGGAAGCTGTCATACCATCTCTCTCAGATGACGGCAAGATAGTAATGATTGGGACGGTAATTTCCGAAGACTGCTTTTTATATTGGGTAAAAGGCTCTGAATCTTGGCATGTACAATGGTATGCTATCTGGGATGAAGATGAAAAGAGTATATGGCCTGAAAGGTTCCCAAAAGAAAGAATACTCCAAATTAAAGGTGAATTTGAATCAGTAGGTAATGCTAATGGATTTTATCAAGAATACATGAATATTGCTCAAAGTCCTGATTCTGCTCCATTTAAACCTGAATGGATAAAATTACATCATTATGACTATGAATATCGTAATGGACAAAGCATATTAACAAGAAAGGTAGGAGATGAAGAAAAGATTATACCAATTGATGTCTATTGTGGGGTTGACCCTGCTAGTTCTTTATCACTTCGCGCTGATTACTTTGTTATCGCTACTATCGGGGTTGACCACGATAATAATAAATATGTACTCGATATCTTCAGAAAGCGTATATCTCCTGCTGAACAGCCCCAAAAGATTATTGACACGTTTAAAAAGTTTCATCCAAGGAGAATGAAGATTGAAACAACTGGTTATCAGGAAGCATTAAGAACAGCCGTTAGGGAGATAATGAGAGTTGAAAGTCTTTATATACCCGGATTAGAAGCAGGAGTTAAGCCTCGTACTCGTAAAAGTGAACGATTAATGTCTTTAGTGCCAATGTTTGCTAAAGAAAGCTTTCATTTTAGGCCAGAAGACCTTTCAGCACAACAAGAGTTCTTATCTTATCCAAAAGGGAAACATGATGATGTAATGGATGCAGTATGGACTGCATTAGACGGGCACAAGCCTTGTAGAGCCAAAGATTACGACGATAGTAAGAAAAAAGATACAAAACGAATAAAAAGACTTGATTGGCTTACAATGTAAGTTGTAAATTACGTACATGGCATACTCCACAAAAACGTCCAAAAAGGACGTTGTTACCAAAACAAAAGAACTTTATGACATATATCGTCAAAGACGACATACTTGGGCTAACCACGCAAAAGAAGACCGCGAATTTAGATTAGGCAGACAATGGACAAAAGCTCAAGCTGACGCCTTAGAAGCGAGGGGGCAAGCTCCTATTGTGATAAATAGGATACATCCAGCAGTGGAGACTGCTAAAGCAATGCTGACAGCTAATCGCCCATCATTTAGATGCTCTCCTCGAGAAGACTCTGACAGAAAAGTAGCTAATGTTCTTAGTGCTTTGTTGGCGTATTCATATGATATCTCTGATGGGCGCAATGTTGTGCGCGAGGCTGTTGATGATTACTATGTAACTGGGTTAGGTTATATAATGTGTTATCAAGACCCATCCGCAGATGATGGAAAAGGCGAAGTTAAAATAACAGATGTAGACCCAATGGACGTGTTTGTTGACCCGAACGCGCGTCACAGATTCTTTGATGATGCTGAAAATATTATAATCTCTAGACAATTCACAAAAGAACAAGCTAAAAAGCTTTATCCTATGTATGAGTCTAAAATTAAGAATGCTGGTGGTAATTATGATGATGATAGACCTATTACATTAAGAAAAGACTCTGGAGAGGTTCAATTCCCTGAAGATGTAGGTATGGTTCCTGAAACAGATTATATTAGAGGTTATGAAAGATATTATAAAAAATACGTAGAAAAATACAGGACATTTGAAAGATGGTCTAAAAAAGAAGAACTCCTTGATGAAGATGAGTATCTTGAAGATTATATACTTAGACCTGCATGGTATGTTAACGGTCAAATAGTTACTGATTCTATTTCAGCTGCTCAATTGGTTGAAATGTACAAACAGCAGGCTAGGCAAGCTCATCAACAAGAAGTACAAAGGATGATTAATGAGGGTTATGACCCTGAAACTGTACCATCTCCTAAATCAATGGACCCGGTTGTAGAGGAAGTGACATATGGAGACTTGATAAAAAATGGAGAAATAGAGGTAGTGCAAGTTATGGTACGCCGTGTATGCATGTGCGTAGTTATGGGTAATAAACTATTATATGAAAGAGTTCTTCCTACTGAAAATTATCCAATAGTACCAATAGTAAATATACATACAAGAACTCCATATCCTACATCAGATGTTAGAATGGTGAGAGGAGTTCAAGAATATATAAATAAAACTCGTTCTTTGATTATAGCTCATGCTACCACTTCTACTAATACTAAGATATTAGTCCCAGAAGGCAGTGTTGATATGAGTGAATTTGAGCAAAAGTGGGCTCAACCCGGAGTTGCCATTCCTTATGACCCTACTGATGGACCGCCTGTAGCAGTACAGCCAAGTCCATTGCCAAATGAACTTTATAATAATGAACAGACAGCGAAAGCTGATATTGACCACGCTCTAGGTCTCTATGAGATGATGATGGGCAATTCTCAGGCGGCGCCACAAACCTATAA